AAGACCAGAGGGCGCTAAACTTAAACAACTTAAAGAACTTAAACTTAAAGCACTTGACGTTGTTATGGAAAGCGGAACGCCTGATAGTCTTGCAATAGCACTTGACCAAGTATCTAAAAAGATTGGATTGACTTGGAATACTGATGTCCAAGCGCTTCCAAACTTTAAGCAGGCAGGTTAATTAACACTTGCTTTATGTATGGGATTAATATAAAATCCCATACATAAAAGAAAGGATAATATGATTGATAAACTAAATATAGGTCAAAAGTTTATTATAACTTATAGACCGAAAACCCATAATGGTGAAGCTAGACCAAAGCTAAAAGATAATAAAAGAACTAGACAAATAACGAGACGCGCCGAGTGGACTAATAAAAGCAGGGCGCTTTTTGATTGTACTAATAATAAATATAAATATGTAACTTACTATGACCTAGATCAGCAGGGTTATCGCACCGCGTCTGGTAAAGTATGGATCACACTGGAGGTTGCGTGAATTAAAAAGGTGATATAGCAATCCTGTTATAACGTTAGATCGTTAGCTAAAATACTAGATCAGGGTATGGGATTAATCCCATACCCTATGCAATAACTACATAGCTCGTGAACTCTGGGCCCACCCACCCCCGAGGGGTCCCAGGCCAAACTGATACAGGCTCGCGAACGATGGGCCCACCCACCCCAAAACAGATAGGGGTCCCAAGACATATACCTATAGAGTTTGATTTAGACTTAAATATAGGGTAAATTTCAAATGAGGAGAAAACAGAACCAAAAAAATTCTGCAAAAAATTTTTATGAAAAGCCTTGAAGAGCTTCGAAAAAAGACTAGAAAATATTTTAGAAAAGAGCACACTCAAAATCAAACCGCTGAAGAAATACTTGAGTTTGAAAAAGCTCAAAAAATTTTAGAAAAAAAATTTAAGCAAGACCTTATACACAATAACTTTATGGCCTTTGTCAAAGAGATGTGGCCAGAGTTTATTGAAGGTAGACATCACAAAGAAATTGCAGATAAGTTTGATAAGATTGCAACTGGCAAAATCAAAAGACTTATTATCAATATGCCACCGAGACATACGAAGTCAGAGTTTGCATCTTTCTTACTTCCTGCTTGGATGGTTGGTCGTAGACCAAATTTAAAAATTATACAAACGACCCACACCACGGAGCTCGCTATACGATTCGGTCGTAAAGCTAAAGTTCTACTCGACAGTCCTGAATACCAAAAAATATTTGAGACAAGACTCGACCCCGATTCGCAAGCCGCGGGTAAATGGGAAACCGAACAAGGTGGTGAATACTACGCAGCGGGTGTCGGCTCGGCCATCACGGGTCGTGGTGCGGATTTATTAATCATTGATGACCCACACTCGGAGCAAGACGCAATGAATCCCGAAGCGCTGGAACGTGCTTACGAATGGTATACATCAGGTCCACGTCAGCGTTTGCAGCCTGGTGGAGCAATTGTACTTGTAATGACAAGATGGAATATGAAAGATCTAACCGGTAAACTTTTAAGTGCACAATCTAAATTAAAAGCAGATCAGTGGGACGTGGTTGAGTTTCCAGCAATCCTACCAAGTAATAAACCTATCTGGCCACAGTATTGGAAGATCGATGAATTAGAAGGTGTTAAGGCTTCACTATCCATTGGTAAATGGAACGCGCAGTGGATGCAAAACCCAACTGCAGAAGAAGGATCAATTTTAAAACGTGAGTGGTGGCGACTTTGGGAAAAACCTGGAATACCACCTTTACAACATATCATACAAAGTTATGACACAGCATTCAGTAAAAAGGAGACAGCTGATTATAGTGCAATTACTACCTGGGGAGTCTTTTATCCAAACGAAGATCCAGGTGAAGCTCCTAACTTAATTTTACTGGACTCGTTTAAAGAAAGGCTAGAGTTTCCAGAACTTCGTAAAGAAGCATTAGAACAGTATAGATATTGGAAACCTGATACAGTTATTATTGAAGGTAAGGCAACTGGAATGCCATTAACTTATGAGTTGCGAAAAATAGGGATACCTGTTATAAATTTCACACCTAGCAAAGGACAAGATAAACACGCTAGAGTAAACGCTGTATCGCCGATGTTTGAGTCGGGGATGATTTGGGCGCCTGACGAAGATTTCGCAGATGAGGTTATAGAGGAGTGTGCATCATTTCCGTATGGAGACAATGACGATTTGGTGGACAGTACAACACAGGCGTTAATGCGTTTTAGACAGGGAGGATTTGTAAGACTACCTGATGACTATGAAGAAGAATCATTACCGCAAACAGATAAGGAATACTACTGATGGAGTATGAATATTACGAAGACGTCATTGATGCTTATGAAGCCGGTATAGGTGTAGAAGAAGGTGACTCTTTAACAGATTATATAAGAAAAAATAATATTAAAATTATCAACATAGAACCTTTCAGACCCACTGAATCCAAAGCGGACGGTGGAATTATGGGAGACTCTACAGGAATAGGTATCGAAGTTTTATTTGAACCTAAAAGACAAAATTTCTTTATGGGCGGTCCGGCATTAGAAGGAGCTGCATTAAATATTTACAATTCTATGAAAGGTTATGGCGCAACTGACCAGGCGATCGCGGATCGATTACAAGCACAAGGTTTATATGATCCAAGTGATTCAACACCTGATCCAACTCCCGATCCAGGTCAAGGTGGAAGCCAAAGTGCAGGTGGAGGTGGAGGTGATGGTGCTCCAGCAAGCGTGTTTGGAAGAAATTTAAAGCCAACTTTCAACAGACCAGCAGGATCTGAACCTAAACTTTCAAAAGATGCTTTGTTTGGTTTAGGTAAATATTTTCAAGGACAAGAACAAGGCACACTTGGAGATCGAAGACTTAAAGCATATGAAAATCCAATATTTCCATCTATTTTTGGTGGGATTGGTAGAAAGTTTAGTCCTTTTAATCCAGACTCTCGAAATTATAATCCAAATATGGTAGATCAATTAAATTTTTTAGAAATGGGAACAATAGGAGATAAAACAGGATTAAGTTTAGCAGGTTATGATCCAGGTTCTGGTCTTATGAAATATGGTTCTGATTCTGTATTAGCTGGTAAAAATGTAACATCAATGTTTGGAACTAATGATTATGAAAAAATGTTAATGGACTATATTGGTAGAATGTCTGCTAACACAAAAATTTCAGCAGCAGGAAAAGCTGCAAGACTAGCCCAAGCCAAGGCAGAACTAGCAGCACTAACAGGTCAAAACGCTGCTGACATAAGTGCAGATACAATAAATACACAAATGAAAATAGCCGATGTTAATAATATATCTGCAGGAGAAGCAGCAGGAATTATGGCAGCTATTCAACAACAAAACCAACCGTCTGCACCAGGTAGAAATGATGCTGGAAACCCAGGTGGAACTAGTGGAGGAATGACAGATGATAATGCTGGAACATATTGTTTTGATCCAAGCACTCCTATTCAAATGGCTGATGGTTCAACTAAAGAAATTAAAAATATACAACTTGGTGATGACACTAAAGGTGGAGAAGTTACAGGTGTATTCCAATTTAAAGCGTCTGATGAGATTCACGATTACAAAGGCGTTACTGTTGCAGGCAGTCACTACGTTAAAGAAGATGGTAAATTTATTATGGTCAAAGATAGCCCGCTGTCCGTCAAGATCGATAAGATACCAGTTGTCTACTCACTAGATACAACTGGCCGAAGAATCTTTATTAACGATATTGAGTTCGCTGATTACAATGGTGATGGCGTAGCTAAAAACTTCCTAACGAATGCTGGTGTAGACCTTACAGGTTTTGATACAGAGGTATTAAGACAAGTAGAGCACCGGTTAATCTAGGAGGCGATAGTGGCCGTTGTTCAAGAATTAACAGAAAGATATGCAGATAGACCTGGAAAAGGTTTTGTAAAAAATAAAATTGCATCAAGAATCTCTTTAGAAGAATTAAGAAAAGTTCCCGGATTTATAAGAACCACAACAGAAGGTGTAGTTTTTGATACATTAAAAAACGCTAAAAATTTTGCTGATGGAGCAGTATTAGAAAATGCTAAAAAACAAGCAATTAGATCTAGAGCAGATGCTAGTGGATTAGCTAGACAAAAGAAAACAGCAAATCCAAAACTATTTAATAGAATAATTAAATTAGCTGAAGAAGGAAAAACTCCAATTGTAAAAATAGGCAGAGATCCTACAGTAGTTAAATTAAATAATGGACCTATAGATTATGGTAATATTAAAAATATTATTACACGTGAAAAAGGAGAAAAGTTTTTTAGTAAAATAGCGGAAGCAAATCCAAGAGAATATTATAAATCACCAGATAGAATTTTTCTTGAAAAAAATTTAGATAATCTTATGAAAGATTACTATAAAGGAATAGGAACAAGAAAACTTACTGACAAATATCTACCTAATTCAAATGCAGCTAAATCTCTTTCTTCAAGCACAGTGTTATCAGACGTTATAAGAGAAAATACTGATCCTAAAAAATTAGCTAATCGACCTGCAGCTATAGGAGCTAATCAATATGGTACTAGAAAAGAACAAATAAAAGTTTTAAAAGATTTTCAAAACTATCTTTCTAAAAATACAAAAAAATTTACAAGCAAGGCAACAGCAGAATCTAATTTAAAAGATTTATTTAAAGGTTCAGATTCTGGCACAATCGGTAACTTTGTGGCTAGAACAAATATTTTAAGAAAAGCTTACAACTCTAAAGATTTACCAGAGGGATTTAAAACAAACCAAAAAGTAAAAGACTTAATAAAAAATTTACCAGTACAAGATTTTGTAGAGTCAGAATTAAGAGCTTTAGGTTTTTCCGAAAAAACAATTAAAAGTATGAATCAAGTAGAAACAGCTGTTCAAAAAATGACAACAGCTTCTACGCAATTAGAACACGCTTTACCAAGATCTGTAATTAGAGCATTAAACTTACCCAATAAGTATTACTTGATGGGAGAAAGAACAACTAACTTTTTAAATAAATTTAAAATGCAATTTGATGGGCAAATGAAAAACGCAGCTATGACTTATGCTCAAAGTAATCAAACACCTAGTGATTATAAAAAATATATTACTAAAGTAAATAAGATTAGAGATAAAGTTAGAAAATTAACAGGTGGTTATGAAATTGGTTATGTAGACTTTGATAAAGCAGGTAATGCGATTCCCAAAACTAATCAAATGTCTTTTTTAAGAAAAGGAGATGCAGAAAGTGTAAAAGCAAAAGGTATTGAAAATTTTAAAAAAAATATAAAATATCACAACGCTTTAAAAAAGAATTTTGATAAAAATCCAACAAGTGCAGATTTTTTTACTTTAAGGGATGAGATTTCAGAATCTCCACGTGCATTCGTAGAAGAGTTTGTTGAAAAAGTAAAATCAGTTCCTGGTGGATGTAGAGCTGTGGTTACAAGAGCATTGGGAGGACCAATAGATACGTGCGAGGCAATTATAAGATCTAACCCAAAAGCTGCTGCATTAAAATTAAATAATGCAATAACTGCAACAAAAGGACCATTAAAAGATTTAAAACAAGAATCACAAAAACTTGCAAACTTAATTGATACAGGCCAAATCACAACCGCGGACAACTTACCAAGACCCGATAATGCAAAACTAGCTGATACATTTAACGAAACAAATTTAAGATGGAACAATGATATAGGTGCAATTGTAGAAACTAATAACCCGGATTTTGCTGTTAAGAATGTTACTGAAGATTTAAAAATATATGCAGACGAAAATCCAATACCTGTTGATATTGATACTAAACCACCAAAGACAAGTCCAACCGTTTTAAAAACAGTTGGTAAAACTCTAGCTAAAGTTGGAGCTCCTTTACCTACTGCCTTAATTGATTCTTACTTTGTAGGTCAACAAGTAAAAGATGGAAAATCTACAGCAGAGATTGCTCAAGATCCAATGAACTGGATAGGTCTTGCTGCAATGGAACCTTTATCAAAAGCAGGTGGAATTGCACAATCAGGCAAACTAAACACAGCCTTGAGATTAGGATTGAATCCTGCTACAATTAGGGGTATAAGCAGGTTTGCAGGTTTACCGGGACTTGCAGTGAGTACAGCTATGACTGCATATGACCAGTATAAGAAATATCAAAATGAAGAGGGATTCATATATAACCTGTTCAATAAAGAGGGAAAATAATAAATGGCCACGATAGATAAACCACTTCCAAACGTTTCAGAAACTGTAATTGAAGTTCCAAAACAAGAAGAATTAGTAGAGGCAAGAGAAGAGATCACTGAAAAGAAAAATCAAAAAGGTAATGTAGAAGTTACTATGGATGAAGAGGGTGGTGCAGAAATTGCATTTGACCCTAGTGCGATTACAGAAGAAGGTGGCCAAGATCATTTTGAAAACCTAGCAGACTTTTTAGGAGATGATGTTTTAGAACCATTAGGTGCTAAAATGGTAGATCACTATAACGAATACAAAGAATCACGTGGTGATTGGGAAGACACTTACAAAAATGGTTTAGATCTTTTAGGATTTAAATACGAAAGAAGAACAGAACCTTTCAAAGGTGCATCCGGTGTTAATCACCCTGTACTTGCTGAAGCGGTTACACAGTTTCAAGCGCAAGCTTACAAAGAATTATTACCAGCTGATGGTCCAGTTAGAACTCAAATTTTAGGAGCAGTGGATACTGCTAAAGAAGAACAGTCTAAACGTGTTAAAGATTTTATGAACTATCAGATTATGGATCAAATGAAAGAATATGAACCAGAGTTTGATCAAATGCTTTTTTACCTCCCTCTATCCGGTTCTA